TTGTTTCATTTTTTGAATCTTTTTATATTCATCTCCTACAATCCATGGTATAATTGCAACGTCATCTTCAACAATCCATTCGTTAACAAGATGTATGTTTGGTATGTTTCTTATAAATTCCATAGAATTAATTTCTCTTTTTTCTCTGTAGAATAAATCATGGTTACCCATAATAACATAAACCTTTTCGAACGCCGCACCTAGTTTTTCCATGTTGGACACTGTGTAGTTCATTGTGGAAACATTGGTAGCTGATCTGTGATGGTGCCAGTCGCCTAGGAATATGCAGGTCTCACATCCTTCTGCTTTGGCTTGCTCGATGAACCACTTAACAAATGCTTCGCAGTCATCGTTGTGTATTCTAGAATTACCCTTCATGCCGAAGTGTATATCTGTAAAACAAGCAACTTTTTTAAAGAATGCCATTTATATTACCACCTCTTTTTTACAATTGGTTGGTGATTGGTTAAATCGACTTTTTTAGAATTAACAGTTTTAAAGTCTTTTGTTTCAATTTTACCTTTTTTCTTTAACACTTTGTTTAGTTTTGCAATACCAGTTTTATTAACCTGCATAACATCGCCATGCACAGTTAACATTCTTTTTATGTGTGCAGGTGATTTTGCATCATTCTCATTTTGTCTAGTAAACGAAGGCATCATGTTATTAACTTCCAACAAGTCGTCTCTGATTGCTTGATTTTTCTTTTCTATGTTTAGTATTCTCGTAAAACTATTTGTAATTGCCGCAGTATAATATGCAAAAGGATTATCTGATTTTGACTCATCGAATTGCAAACCAATCTGTGATAGTTGCATCAGTGCCTGTGACTGCATTTCATCATTGTATGTGTAACCTCTCCAATTGGATCTTGTTCCATAACGTTCACACAATTTCATATACATCATTGCTAGACTATTAGTCATCTTGCCATGAGTACAACTAAAGTTTCCGTTGTCCATTCCGCCTACCCAATGTGATTTTCCTACACATTGTGGTGCACTTTCAACATCAAACCTATAATGTTGAAACGGTGGAAAATTTACTTTTGTGTGATGATCCGCTACTGTCTTTTTATTCTTTTTTCTTAAGTCATCTAGTGGCACATGATCAAACATCATTACCCTAAACACAAGATCTGTCTTTTCGATCTTCCTAGGTGATACTGTGTAGTCTGAAAGTTTAATTTTTTTAAGTCCTGCTTCTTTAGCCTGTTCCCATGCTATTTGTGTTAATCTCTTTGCTTTGGCTTTTCTAGCCTGTGCCACAGCACTTGCATTTAGTTTTTTCAAACTAGGCACTATTAAATCATACTGCGAATCTTCATCACCGACATATGAGCAGTAGGAATTTTTGCTGGCATGTATTTGTGCCAATAAATCTCTGTTATTTAGGTACTTTACTCTCTTCATAATTCTCCAATGTTATTAGTGTAAAAGTGACCACAAACAGGTCTGTTGTTTCGTGTCGTATGGGTTATTAAATGCGCCTATTCTTATGCCTATAAATATACTTTACAGTATACGCAATTATGAAAAGGAAAGCAACCATTTAAGTATGTCATTTAATATACCAAAAAGACCGTCTTTAGGAAACGTTATTAAAAAAGTAGGATCTGGGTTTTTTAGCAAAACCTGGGCACGATTAACGGGTGCCGGCTTGGGTGACAACAGTCGTATACAGTCGGCTAAAGCAAAGTGGTCTGGAAGAACTGCTACAAGAGATTGGAGAGTAAGATTAACATTACCATCGAAATCTCCTTTTAAGTATTTGTTGTTAGACAACAATAAGCTATTGGAACCCTTGCAACAATCAAATGGTGTGTTTTGGCCAATAACGCCTGCAGTAATTGTGCAGAACTCGGCAAACTACAATGCACTAGCACAGACACACAGCAACTATCCTTTTCAAGCATATCAAAATTCACAAGTAGACACTATTAGTATTGTGGGAGAATTTCCAGTACAAAATTCCGATGATGCCAAACACTGGATAGCCACAGTAAAATTTTTAAGAACAATGAGCAAAATGTCTTTTGGAAAATCCGATGATCAATTAAAAGGTTCACCACCACCTATTATGCATTTGTCAGGATATGGAGATCATGTTTATGATAAAGTTCCGGTGGTAATAAATCAGTTTAGTGTTGAACTAAGACCCGGCATTGATTATATTTCTACAAAACAAGCAGAAGCTGGAAGTTTAGGTGGAGTTGGTGTCAACGGCGAAGACATGAATAGATTTAACCAAGATGCAGACATGGCGGCCGATGCCTCATGGGCACCGACAATATCAACTATTTCTTGTATGGTAACTCCAGTATACAGCAGAGATACAGTTAAAAACTTTTCACTGAAAAAGTTTGCTGATGGATCACTAGATAAAGAAAGAGGGATAGGATTAGTATAATGGCTGATTATTCAAACACATCACCCTATCACGCTACACCGCAAAATTCAATTAATTTAGAACCATTGGTTCCTAGAACGATAACAGCAGAAGCAGATGATCAAACATACACAATAGAAAGAACATATGCTTACAGACCAGATCTATTGGCTTATGACCTTTATGGCACACCGAGACTTTGGTGGGTGTTTGCACAGAGAAATCCAGATGAAATAGAAGATCCGATATATGATTTTAAACCTGGAGTAACAATACAATTACCCAAGGCAAACAACATCTCTAACGATTTAGGAATATAAAATGTCTGAATACGATGAGTACACAGGCAGACCAAAAAACTTCAGGGATTCTTCTTTTGTTTCTAAAGTTCCTGTGGAGAAATTGAAACGAGCATCCAAATCAGTTAGCAATACAATTAAGAACAATATAACGAAGAAAATCTCTGACACAAAAAACGACTGGTTCAAGAAGTTTACAGGTGGTGATCTCTCATCGTTTGGTGTTGTAAAAGATAAAGAGACAACAACAGACAATGAAGTCGGCCTAATGGAAAACGTACTACACAAGTTTGCAACCTTCAACACAATTTTTACAATAAGTGGACTGTCCGAAGATGAATTAAAAAGTCATGCATACATGAATAATCCTGTGCATGATATTATTGCGAGATCCGGAGGTATAGGAGATCCAAAAGTTAGTAATGGCAAATACCAAGAACAACAAAACGAATTAAAAGCAGAAGCTAAAGAAACCGGACGAGGAACATTCCTTCATGGTAAAACGGCTAATAAAAAATATGATCCAAAAGAATCTGCTTTCATCCTAAGCAGAGGATTAGATCTGTTTATTGAAAACTTTACTATGTTAAGCACTGTTGGCCCAAATCCAGACAGAGGACTAGCAAACATAACAAAAATGAATTTTGATTTAATAGAACCGTTTGGTACATCACTGGTAGAGAAAGTCAAAGCGGCAACATTTATAAATGGATACAGAGATTTTATGGATGCTCCGTTACTATTAACAATAGAATTTAAAGGCACAGACGAACACGGAAAACCAATCACTAGTGAAGATAAAAACTATGTAAGGAAAATTCCAATGCTAATAGTTAGGGTTGAATTTGACCTAGATCAATCAGGAACAAAATATCAGATAATTGCAGTACCATTCGGTGATTTAGCTCATGACGATAGATTTAAATTTCCACGTACCCAAATAACAACCAGTGTAGACAGTGTGGGTGAATGGATAAAAGAGGTTACAGAACAACTAGATCAGGACCAAGACAAAGAAATAAAAGAAGGGTTACGACAGTACAAAGACCAATATGAGTTTTATGTGTCGTCGGAAGTGGCTGAAAAAGCCAAGTACGCTAAAACCTTACAAACAACAATAGCGGAATCTAATGCAAATTTTCTTGCAAAGTTTTATAACAACTATATTGCTGGAGAAAAAACACAGATTGATTTTACTCCCAAAATCAAACTAGCAGAAGCACAGGTAGACGGACAGACAAGTCTAGTAAAATATTTTGAAGATGCTATTAGAACAGGTGAGGGATATTCTGCTATTGCAGATAGATTTTGGCAGTACTGGCATATGCAAATGACACAATCTGCTGGAGGTTCTCCTAGTCAACAGTCGAAGACTAGCGATGGTGCAGACGATTATGACGGATTAATGAAGTTTTACAGCAGTAGTGACTTTCGAAACAAAGCGAAAGACAATCAATGGATACCTTGGTTTGAAATTAAAGTTGACGTTGACACACCTAATCCAAACACAATTGATAGGATAAGAAAAGTAAGTCCAAAAAGAATAATTTTTAAAGCAATACCAAAAAAATTGCACTGTTTAAAATTCTTTCCGCCAGGAGTTAGTTTAGGATTTATGGATTGGTCCAAATGGGTTAGAAAACAGTACAACTACATATACACAGGTGACAACGTGGACGTACAAAATTTGCGAATCAATTACAAGACTGCATACTATCTTAGAAACGTCAGACCGTTTAAAGACGAATATAAATCCAAAGGAAAATATGAGGACTTCCAAGAAAATCTCATAAAAGTTTTTGGGAATGAAGATTCTGATATTAGAATTGAGCCAAGTATCCAAATGGGTAAAAACACAATGAATGCAGGTTCGAACAAATCACAACAGTTCTACGATTACATAACAAATCCGCAAGTGGATATGATGAAACTAGAATTAGAAATACTAGGAGACCCGGCATTTATTTGTCAGGATCAATTTATAGGTATACACCAAGACAGAGCTAAAAAACCAGACGGGATTGGTCCTGGAGTAATAAGCAAAAAATTCGGCAGTTTTAACTCAGAAAATTTTCAACCACTAATCCAATTAAATTTTGTAAGACCGCCCGACGACATAGATGATCAGGTAGGAATATATGTACGCCATGCCGGAGCAGGCGGTAAAGCAGAAAACACATTTTCTGGAATATATCAAGTGGTTAAGGTTGATTCGAAATTTAATCAAGGACAATTTCTACAGACGTTGCATTGTGTTAGAATGAATCAGCAACAGGCAGGTAAGGCCGGAGCAGTGATAGAACAGCACATTTCTAAAAATTATGAAGAAAAAGGAAAGCCGGTAGTAACTTTAGGTGGCAGTACTAATGCCAACAAATGGTCTAGATTAAATGACACAACTAGCAACGCTGACATGGGTGCCGCATGGGGTAGAATAAAAGGAAAAGCAACTAGCTGGGCCAAAAAGACAATTAAAAATGCTAAAGATAAAGCCAATGACAACGACTACATGCCGTAGGCAAGGATAAATTAAAGTATGAGTTATAAAATAGGCGGTGGATTTTCAGACACACAGGACAATTCAAAAAACTTCAATCAAAAAGGTAGTTCGAATGATCCCGGTCCGTACATAGCAGTTGTTAAGAACACAATCGATCCTCTCAAAATGGGAAGGTTAGGTGTGGTAATTCCTGAACTGTCTAAAACAGACGGGCATGATATTAATCCATCACAGATTATTTGGTGTCAGTACTTGTCACCGTTTTATGGTGCAAAGCCTTTCAAAGCAAATACTAAGGATCCATCAGAAGGACCTCAACAACGATCATATGGTATGTGGGCTATTCCACCTGATGTAGATACCAACGTACTAGTAATATTTGCCAAAGGTGAAAAAGGACAAAATAATGCGTTCTGGATGGGCTGTATACAAGAACCATTAACAAACCAAATGATACCTGGAAACGGTTCATCGGAAAACACAATAAACAACTCAAGCAAAATTAGTAATAGAGAAAGACAGATAGGGGCAAACGCAGGATTAAAAGTAAAAAATTATGGCACAGATTTTTTACCGATACAGGAAAAAAACAAAAAAAGATATGGTGACGGAGAAACAAACCTCACTATGGATAAATGGGAGTTTCCAGTTAACACAGTTTTAGCAGACCAACTACTTGCAGAAGGATTAATTAAAGACGACACTAGAGGCACAACGTCATCAAGTGCAAGAAGAGAAACACCTAGCAGAGTGTTTGGATGGAATACACCAGGAGGAATAAGCAAAGACTCAAGAGAATTAAACATTGGTGTGAACAACATGCCTATCCAGGTGGACAGAGATCTCGGTCATTGTTTTGTTATGGACGATGGAGATGTATCCGGAAGCAATAAACTTGCGAGGATTAGAACAGCATCGGGACACCAGTTATTAATGCATGACACAGAGGGTGTTGTGTATCTTGCAAACGGTTCTGGAAAAGCATTTATAGAAATGTCCAAAGACGGAACAATCAGCATATATTCTGCATCGGGTATCAACATAAGATCCGGCGGAGATTTTAATGTACACTCGGACACAAATGTTAACTTTCATGCAAGAGGTAGTTTAAACTTTACATCAGAACAAAATGTTAATCTTAACGCAGGATTTAATGTCAACACAATGGCAAAAAATTCAATACAAAATTCATCTCAAGGAGCAGTGAGGACATATGCTGGATCTGTTCTTTCATCATACTCAGGTGGTGGGACAATGGTTGGTGCAGGCGGGGAAGTACACATGGCAGGATCGAATGTACACATGAATTCAATCCCTGCATTTAAATCATGGGGACCTAGTTGGCTAGTGCCAGAACATGGCTCAGTGGGAATAATCACAACAGACGGTAAAGATATTGACATAGAAAAACCAATCAAAGAAGGCGGCAAGCCAAATACTATGGATGTTACAACCACAGTATCGGATTTTGTAACACACGAACCATACACTAGAACCAGCAGTGAAGCACGTAAGAAAAGCTTCATTAATGATGCAATGGCTCTGATAGCAAAAGAAAATCCAAAAATGATGCCGGTTGAGTTGAGACAAATTAAAGACAAATTAATGTCAAACAAAACTATTTCCGGAGTATCCTCTCAGGTTAAAAAAATGGTAGCATTAAACGATAACATAAATTTAAATATTAGCCAAATCAAAGGCCTTGTAACTAAGGCAAAAAATGTAGAAAGTTTAATAAAAAATGAAGCATTGGCATTTGTAAAAGGAAAAATAACAGCATTCAAAGGCCAATTAACGTCAATAGCAAAAGGTTACGCAAATACGGCTGTAAGTGCTGTGAGAAGTTTCTTCAGATTTTAAGGATTAAATATAGTATATGGCATACGATTCAAATTCATCAAATAACACAGGCGCTGGGAAAGTCACTTTCAAAGGTTTTTCGTCAAGAGCAGAATATCAAAATTTTAAACTATACGATTTTGAAGTTGCCAAGCAGGATCTAATTAATAGATTATCAGTGCGTAAAGGTGAACGTGTTGAAAATCCAGAGTTTGGTACAATCATATATGATGCTATATTTGAACCCTTCACAGAAGCTCTAAAAGACGCAATACTCGAAGATGTAACAGAAAATTTAAATGCTGACCCTAGGCTATCCACAAGCGATATAACAGTCACTGAAGCAGACTCAGGCATAGCTATACAGGCGTCAATAACGTATGTTCCACTAAACATCACAGAGAAACTACAATTTAACTTTGATGAGAACTCACTGTTACGCCTATCTTAAAGTACGCACTTAATATATCCTATAAATACCGTTGTTAACATTAATAAAAAACAATGGCCACTACAGATAGACAAAATAGATTATTAGTTGCAGAAGATTGGAGAAAGATTTACCAATCCTTCCAACAAGCAGACTTTAAATCCTACGATTTTGAAACCCTTCGTAGAACAATGGTCAATTACCTTAAAGAAAATTATCCAGATGACTTCAATGACTTTGTTGAAAGTTCTGAGTATGTGGCACTCTTAGATCTAATAGCCTATATTGCTCAAGCATTATCTTTCAGAGTTGATTTAAATGCTAGAGAAAACTTTTTAGAAACAGCAGAAAGAAGAAACTCCATTTTAAGATTAGCAAGGCTAATCAATTACAATGCTAAAAGAAATCAGCCAGCAACAGGCCTACTAAAAATTAATGCAATTTCAACAACACAAGATGTAACAGATTCGTCAGGCAGTAACCTTGCTAACAGCACAATTATTTGGAATGACTCTGCAAACTCGAATTACAGAGAACAATTTACTGCAATATTAAATGCCGCAAACCAAACAGGACAATTATTTGGTCAGCCTAGAGAGTCGGCAAAGATAGGTGGCATTAGCACAGAAGTTTACACGTTAAGTTCGAACCAATCAGACTTACCAATGTTTAATTTTTCTTCAAACGTTGGCGGAATAAGCAGAGCTTTTGAAATAGTACCATCGACACTTGAAGATTCAGAATCGATTTATGAATCAAATCCTATAGAAGGCACAGGATTAACATACACCTACAGAAATGATGGTGCTGGAGACAGTTCAAACAACACAGGATTTTTCTTCCTTTTCAAACAAGGAAATATACAGCAATCAACTTTTACAGTTAACTCGGCGATTACAAATTACATAGAGACACTAGATACCCCAAACATTAACAACAGTGATGTTTGGTTATATCAATTAGATCAATTTGGACAAATAACAAAAAAATGGACACAGGTTCCAGCACTGTCTGGAAATAATGCAATTTACAATTCGTTATCTAAATCAGAAAGAGACATTTATAATGTTGTTACAAAAGCGAACGACACAGTTGATTTAGTGTTTGGCGATGGAAACTTTTCTAATCTCCCATTAGGTTCTTTTAAAGCATATTACAGAATAAGTGATAATGACAAGTACGCTATTCAACCTGCTGACATGCAGAATATACAAGTTTCGGTACCTTACGTAGATGCTAACAGTGGACAACAAACATTGTCAATAACAATGAGCCTACAAGCTAGTGTTTACAATGCGGCGGCAACAGAATCAAATGCTTCAATAAAACAAAAAGCAGGACAAGTGTATTATGCACAGAACAGAATGATTACTGCTGAAGATTATCAAGTAGTACCTCTTTCAGCATCACAAGAAATTGTTAAAGTTAAATCAGTAAACAGATCTGCTTCAGGTATTTCGAGAGCAAAAGAAATATTAGATCCAACAGGGGCTTACTCAAACGTGAGTGTGTTTGCTGAGGATGGAATATTGTACAGAGAAGAATCGACACAAAGATTTACATTTACATTTAATACCAAAAGCGATATACAATCTACACTAGACACTAAAGTAGAAGCAAAATTAAAAACTCCGTACGCAAGACAATTTTACTATTTGAAATACGGCACAAAAGATTTAAGCACACTAACAGCAACTTGGAATTCGACTACTACGTCAACAAACACCAATACAGGTTATATTAAAGCCGCTGGTCCATTAGTAGTAGGCGATTTTGCAACTTCAAATTTAAAATACGTTAAACCAGGGGCATTGGTTAAGTTTACATCTCCTGACACTAGAAAGTTTTTAAACAGTACATTAGTAACATCAACAACTGATAACGCAGAAGATAGAGTATGGGCAAAAATTGGTGCAGTATCGGGCGATGGTGCAAACGGCGGAGTAGGAAATTTAGAGTCGGGAGCAGGTCCAGTAACATTGAATAATATATTGCCAGCTGGTTCTGTGGTTAGTGCTGTGATTCCAAACTTTACAACATCATTTGCAACAGCATTAGAAACAGATGTTGTTGATAGAATTGAAGCATACGAAGAATTTGGATTGAGATATGATTGGGACACAGAAACTTGGAAAGTTATTACATCAACAAATTTAAGTGCAAGTGAGGTGTTTAGCTCAACAAACGAAGGATCAACAGCAGGCACAAATGCAGATGCTAGTTGGTGGTTCAAATTTACAAACGACGGTAACACATATACAGTTACATACAGAAAATTAGAATATATTTTTGAATCAGAATCGCAGAACAAATTTCATTTTGATACACAGGAAAAAATTTATGATTACAAATTAGGAACTAGTGTTAAAGACACAGTAAAACTGTTGAAAACAAACTCACTTGTTTCTACAAGTAATTCCGTTGGTTATCCAATTACATGGCAAGTAGTAGACACAGTTACAGAAGCAGACGGTTTCCAAGATAATAGAAAGGTTAAGGTTGGCTTTTATGATAATGATGATGATGGTATAGTAGACAATCCGGAAATATTTGATATCATTGTTGAACCTGATCTAAGCATTAGTACAAAATTTGTATTCCAAGAAAAATATATATCATACAATAATATATCTAGATTTAGACCTTATGCATCAACAAATTTTGTTGTAACAGCAAAAGAAACTGATATTACTTTAGATTCATCAACTTATACTAACGGACAGTTATTTTACTTTTATGATTCATCTGAAGATATTATTAAAAAATATAATTCGACAACAAACACATTAGCAACAACAACAGATTACATAGCAAGAAGAGGGAGAAGTTCAATAAGTTTCCAGTACAAACACAATGCAGGACAAGAAACTAGAATTGACCCGAGTGTGTCTAACATTGTAGATGTGTACATGCTAGAAAGAACATATGATAATCTTTATAGAATATGGTTACAAGATGGCGGAACTTTTCCGGCACCATCAACATCTAATCAAATGAGAATAAATTATTCCGGCATACTTAACCCTATGAAATCGTTAGCAGATCAAATAATATATCATCCAGTAAAATATAAAATATTATTTGGTACAAATGCAGATGAACAATTACAAGCAACATTTAAGGTTGTAAAAAATCCAAAAACAAACGTAACAGATGCAGTTATTAAAACACGAGTAATTGCCGCAATCAACCAATTCTTTGCACTAGATAATTGGGATTTTGGAGATACTTTTTATTTTACAGAACTAGCCGCTTTTGTACACAATGCACTAGCACCAGACTTGCTTACAGCAGTTATTGTGCCAAATCAGTCAGGACAAGGGTTTGGGTCTTTGTTCCAGATAGATTCAGCGGCAGATGAAATTTTTATTAGTGGGGCCACCGTTAATGATGTTACAATTATTACAGCACTAGGAGCCAATCAACTATCGGCTTCCGGTACAGTAGTAACAAACACATCGACATCTACTACAAACACCACATCAGGATCAACAGTGTCAGGCTCTACTACAACAGGATCGGGATCAACTTCCGGCAGTAGTGGGGCTGGATACTAATGGCAGATAATTCAATAAATTCACAAGCAAACCAAGAAGTTGTCAAACAAGGCAATAATGAGTACAGACGTACGGTTCAACACTTACCAGCTTTTTATAGAACAGATGCCAACCAAAGATTTTTATCAAGCACATTAGATCCACTAGTACAAAAAGGATCATTGGAAAGACTAGATGGTTTTGTAGGTAAACAAGACGCTACTACAAGAAAACCTACAGACAGATATCTTCCAGCAACATCTCGAGATAGAATGGCTTACCAATTAGAGCCTGCTGTAACTTACACAGACAGAGACACAACGTCACTAAACCCTGAAGACCAAGTTAAGTTTACAGGAACATATGATGATTATATAAATCAAATTAAATTTTTAGGTGGTAACACTGACAATCATGATAGACTTTCAAAAGAAGCAGTATACTCATGGAACCCGTCGATTGATTACGATAAGTTAATTAATTACCGAGAGTACTATTGGATGCCAATTGGCCCTGGTGCTATATCGCTTGATTCCGTTGGACCAAATGCAGTTGCAGAATATTCTGTAGAGAATAAAGCAAAAGGTGCCTACAATTTTGCACACAGAGAAAATGAGAACAATCCAATATTGACGCTTTACAGAGGCAACACATACAAATTTAATGTAAATGCAAAAGGTCATCCGTTGTGGATAATGACAGAACCTTATAAGAGTAAAATCAGTGAGGACGGATCAACTTCGACAGTTTATTCTACAGGCGTTACTAACAACGGAACAGATAATGGCACAGTGACATTTACTGTACCAGCAACAGGGCCTGCTACGTTGTACTATCAATGTGGGAACCATGATTCAATGTATGGGATATTACAAATTAAAGACATTACAACAACAGTAAAAATAAATCTAGCTGATGATATTGTTGGTGTAAAAAATTACAGTTTAAGAACTTTAGATTTATCAAATGGAATGAAGATAACATTTGATGATGGTGCAATATCTGAAGAATATAAAAACAAACAATATTATGTAGAAGGTGTTGGAGAATCGATTACACTTACTGATGTGGATGATTTAATTACTCCTGGACCATATTCTGAGGAAGCTACTGTTCCTTATGATGCAGTCGGTTACGATACAAGACCATATGCTAAAGCAGTTTACACAGCAAAAGATAAAGACTATATCACAATTAAAAGAGATTCACGTGATCAAAATGCTTGGTCAAGATATAACAGATGGTTTCACAGATCTGTAATTGAAGAAACAGCAAGAATCAGTGGATTTACTCCTGTTTTAAATGAAGACGATAGAGCAAAAAGACCTATTATAGAATTTGACTCAGGTCTAGAACTGTACAATCACGGAACAGTTGCTAAAAGATCTGTAACGTTGTATGACACAGTTACAACAGATGCTTTCTCAACAGTGGTTAAACAAACAGGTTATATTGTTGACGGATTAGCACTAGCAGACGGAATGAGAATTGTTTTTGCTAACGACACAGATCCGTTAGTAAGCGGAATAATTTATAATGTAAACTTTGTTAACGCAGGAGATTCAACACAGCTTATAGCACTAACAAAAGCAACAGACGGGTCACCGGCAGATAATGAATCAATTTTTATAGAATACGGAACAGCACATCAAGGAAAAACTCTTTACTATGATTCGACAACAAAACTTTGGGTAGACTCGCAACAAAAAACAAAACTCAATCAAGAACCGTTGTTCAACATATTCGACGAGTCACTGACATCGTTTAATG